TCGTATGTAAATGCCTACGATCAGAAGATGTTTATGAAAAGAGAGAACATTGCAGATCGTGGTATATGGACGGCAAAGAAAAGATATATCTTAAATGTATGGGATAGTGAAGGTGTAAGGTATGAAGAACCAAAACTAAAGATGATGGGCATTGAAGCAGTCAAGTCATCAACTCCTGCTCCGTGTCGAAGTGCTATTAAAGAGGCACTAAATGTCATCATGTCAGGAAATGAGTCCGATGTGCAGGATTACATTGATAAATTTAGACAGAGGTTTGAATCAATGACACCTGAGGAAATAGCATTCCCTCGTGGTTGTAATAACATTGCAAAGAATTCATCCCCTGCTACAATATATGGTAAAGGATGTCCCATGCACGTGCGTGGTGCTCTACTGTATAACTATTGGGTCAAGAAGAAGAAGTTGACACACAAGTATCCTCTCATCCAAGAAGGTGAGAAGGTAAAGTATGTCATGCTTAACACCCCCAATAAAATCAATGAGAATGTAGTCTCATTCTTTCAAACATTACCACCTGAGTTGGGTTTGAATGGAAGTATTGATTATGACTTACAATTCAATAAAAGTTTCCTTCAACCGTTGCAAGTAATACTTGACACTCTTGGATGGGACGCAGAAAAAACCAACACATTGGAGGCACTATGGAGCTAGACGAATCAAAAGACAAATGGAATCGTGGAGTAGACTTATTTACAGAGTCTGTCTGGAAACCTGACGAGAAACTTCGTCAATGTGCTCGCAATCAAGATTGTTATCAAGAGCTTATGGACGTCAGAGATGACGTGCTAAAATATTTAAAAACATTGAGATGGAAATGAGTTTTCTAAAAGATATTGTCAAAGAAATTGGCAATGAATATGCAACAGTAGTATCAGATGAGCAGGATACGTCCTCATTCGTAGACACAGGTAGTTACATTTTTAATGGACTTGTATCTGGGTCGATTTATGGTGGTATTCCCTCTAATAAAATCACTGCTATTGCGGGTGAGTCTTCCACTGGTAAGACATTTTTCTGTTTGAGTATAGTTAAACACTATCTCGAGAAAGACCCAGACGCAGGAGTAATTTACTTTGAATCTGAGTCTGCAATATCAAAAGAAATGATTGAGTCTCGTAACATCGATGCCAATCGTATGGTTGTTGTGCCTGTCACTACAGTGCAGGAGTTTCGCACTCAGTCACTAAAGATTCTTGACAAGTATCTGTCACAACCTGAGGAGCAACGCAAACCTATGATGTTTGTTTTAGACTCTCTTGGTATGTTATCTACTACTAAAGAAGTAGAAGATGCTGAGGCAGGGAAAGAAACAAGAGACATGACTAGAGCACAAATTGTTAAGTCAATTTTCCGTGTGTTGACACTTAAATTAGGCAAAGCAAATGTCCCTCTACTTGTCACTAATCATACATATGATGTAGTGGGTGCTTACATACCTACAAAAGAAATGGGTGGAGGCAGTGGTCTTAAATACGCTGCAAGCACAATCATCTATCTTTCCAAGAGTAAGGAGAAAGATGGAAAAGAAGTGATTGGTAATTTAATAAAATGCAAAACAGCTAAGTCGAGGTTAACAAAGGAAAATGCACTTATTACAACTAGACTCTTCTATGACGAGCGTGGACTTGACAAGTATTACGGACTATTGGAGTTGGGTGAAAAGTATGGAGTCTTCCAGAAGCGGGGCAATAGGATTGTTGTTGGTGAATCTTCCGTTTATCCTTCTGCTATTCTTGCCAACCCTGACAAATATTTCACCGAAGGAGTAATGCAGCAACTCGATGATGCTGCCAAGAAAGAATTCACCTATGGAACTTAGAGAATACGTCAAGGTTTACGACGATATAGTTGACCCTAATGTCTGTAAAAATGCTATAGAGTTGTTTAACAAAGACGAGGCAGTAGTCCGTCTAGAAAAACCACAGATGTCATCACTTAATATAACTGAGAGGTCTGAGAAAGATGGAGACCACGATTGGAATGTGGTGCAGTCTGAATCTATCATGGCAATCAAAGCATGTGCACAGCAGTATGCTATGGAAGTCAAGGTAGATAAGTATTGGCCAACAGAAAACCGTCTTGAGCAAATCAAGATGCATAAATTCGTGGCAGAGGAAGGGGATAGTTTCCCCACTCACATTGATGTAGGTAACTATGAGTCTGCTAGGAGGTTTGCAACCTTTGTTATATTCCTAAACGATACTGATGAAGGAGTATACTTTGACACGTTAGACTATAAAGTATCTGCAAAGACAGGTAGGATAATGTTGTTTCCATCTTCATGGCAGTATCCATATACAGACTTAGCAGCAGATGATGACAAGTATATGATAACCACATACCTACACTATGTTTGAATTCAATACTCACCCACCGATGGTTTCACATGTGCAAGGGTCACCAGTGTATATCATTGATGATTTCTATAAGTATCCTGAGGAGGTTGAGGATTTATTTTGGGAGAATGAATTAAGATATCACAAAGAAGATGACCCAGGTTATAATGGTAAGTTATTCCATGACATGAGACATCATTTTCCGCATGATGACCTGTGGGAAGTTGGAGAATATTTACTTGACATATGTGGTGCAAAGTATCATGGGTCAGGTCGTGATTGTTTGAGTAATGTATTTGAATATGAAGGCAACGACCACATTGATAACTATTGGTATCCACATCTAGATGCAGGGTATACAGCATTGATATACTTTGAGGGCACAGGCACTAACTTGTATGCCACACCCAATCAGTTTGAAGTTGAAGACTGTGATTCAATACCAGAGCATGTCAAACCATGGCGGTCTAAAGAAGATTATGAATTGCTGTTGACATTCGAGGGTAAGTACAATAGACTTGTGCTATTCAACGGAAAGAAATTTTATCACGGAGCAGATATTTACTACTCCCCAGTCAAACGTTTCAACCAAGTATTATTTTTTACAGATGAGCCTTAAGATAGAAGAAGTAGCACTAAGTAAACTCATATTAAATGAGCCTTATGCAAGAAAGGTTTTACCATTTGTAAAACCAGAGTATTTTGACGCATTTACTAATCGTGTCCTCTTCGATACACTTAGTGAATACATTAATAAGTTTGATACTACACCTGAGCCTAACGCTCTCAAGATTGAGATAGAAAAAAGGAAAGATATTACTGAAGAAATCTATCAAGAGATAGAAAACTTCTTAGATAACCTTGACACAGACCATTACAATGATGAATGGTTAGTTGACACAACTGAAAAATGGTGCAAGGAGCGTGCTATATACTTGGCACTGATGGAATCCGTTAAGATTGCTGACGGACAAGATAAAACACGTACAAAAGATGCTATACCTAGCATCATGTCCGATGCACTAGGTGTTTGTTTTGATGAATCAGTAGGACATGATTACATCTCAGACGCTGATGACAGATACGATTTCTACCATAGAAAAGAAGAAAAAGTCCCCTTTGATTTGGACTACCTTAACAAAATTACCAAAGGTGGTCTCCCTAATAAGACTCTCAACATCGCTCTTGCTGGTACGGGTGTCGGGAAGTCTTTATTCATGTGCCATGTCGCTAGTTCCTGTCTCTTACAGGGGCGCAACGTTCTCTACATTACATGTGAAATGGCAGAGGAGAAGATTGCAGAGCGAATTGATGCCAACCTCCTCGACATCCCAATCCAACAACTCCAAGACCCCTTACTGACAAAGCAAAAGTATCGTGCTAAGATAGATGTGTTGAAGAAAAAGACACAGGGTAAACTTGTTATCAAAGAATACCCTACTGCTTCTGCACATGTGGGTCATTTCAAAGCACTCTTAAATGAGTTGTCATTGAAGAAAGGATTTCATCCTGAGATTATATTCGTAGACTACCTAAACATATGTGCTAGTAGTAGATACAAAGGCACTATCGTAAACTCATACACATATGTAAAAGCAATCGCTGAGGAGTTACGTGGACTAGCAGGAGAATATAATGTGCCTATCTTGTCTGCTACACAGACTACTAGGTCTGGTTATGGTAACTCTAACGTAGAGATTACTGACACCAGTGAATCTTTTGGTCTTCCTGCTACTGCTGACTTGATGTTTGCTCTGATATCTACAGAAGATATGGAAGAGTTGAATCAAATTATGGTCAAGCAGTTGAAGAATAGATACAATGACCCCACTGTATACAAGAGGTTTGTCTTAGGTATTGACAGACAGAAGATGAGGTTGTATGATTGTGAGCAGGGTGCTCAAGATAACATCATAGATGCAGGAGATACTCCTCAAACATTTACAGATACTAAAAAATCATTTGACGGATTTAAAATTTAATGGCTGATTTTACTAACCAATTTGACCCTAAAAAGGGTGACCAAGATGCTGCTGCAGAGCGTATCAATAGTGCTGCTAGAGATAAAGTAGACGAAGCACAAGAGAAAGTAAAGGCAACTGAGGCAGAAACTCCCAAGACACCCGAAGAAATGGGTAAGAAGATGGGTAGTGCACCTAAGTCTAAGAAGAGGTTAGATAAGAAACTAGAAGAGAAGAAGAAAGCAGAGAAGGAAGGTCCTAAGAAATTTGAAGTAGACTTAGATAAGTATACTGAGTTTGTTGACAGGGTAACATCAGACCCTAGTAAAGACTTCCAAGCATTGATGGAAAGATATGCTGAGTTGAAATCACAAGGATGTAACATCCAACGTCTTGACACTGCTGCATCAGGTATGTCTGCTGAAGCAGGAGAGTTTATGGAGATTGTAAAGAAACTAAAGTTTCAAGGAAAGGATTTCAATGCAGCAAACAAAGAGCACTTGACTAAAGAGTTGGGTGATATTATGTGGTATGTTGCACAGGCATGTCTAGCATTAGGTGTGAGGTTTGATGAGGTAATTTATATCAATACACTTAAACTAGCAGCACGTTATCCAGGCGGTATGTTTGAGACTAATTACTCAGAGAATAGAGCACCTGGTGATATCTAGTGCAGTATATAGTCCCCTCTAACTTAGGATGGCTAGAAGATAAACTAAGTCCAAAGGAGATAAAACTTCTTTGGAATTATATTCTTGAGGCAAATGTAAATGCCAAACCTAATTTGGTAGGACATCTACATGAGAGTTTATATTTAAAGGATAAGAAGAATCAATTTTTTGATAGGACATTAATACAATACTGTAGTCATTACGCATTTAAGTTTGGTAATCAAGGAGATAAGATACCTACTACAGGACAGCATCAGATGTGCTTGGAAAGTTTCTGGGTCAATAGGATGAGAAAGTATGACTTCAATCCTTTCCACAATCATTTTGGTGTGTATAGTTTTGTCATATGGTTAGACATACCTACAGATTATGCAGAGCAGTATGCAACTACCGAAGCAAATGACGGTGGCTCTGCATCTAATTTTGAGTTTATGTATCCCAACATACTAGGAGAGATAACAACATATAAGTATCAACTAAGTAAAGAATCAAACGGCACTATACTATTCTTCCCATCTAAATTAATGCATGGTGTATATCCATTCTATAATTGTGATGATGAAAGGATTTCTATATCAGGAAATATAGCTATAAAAACAGACTAAATACTTGCATGACAAGAAAACAAGACACCGAGCCCCTCTTTGATGGAGAAGGTGTAGGTGCAATACCTATTGGTAAAAGCAACGCAGGATTCCTATACGAGAGTAGTCTCATTAAGTCTCTAAGGAGTCAAGGATTTACTGTGTCTGACCCTGCGGGTGCTGACTCTTCTAAGGCTGACCTTGAGTTAACAAAGGGAGCTAACATAGTAAAGTTTGAATTGAAAGAAAAATTATCTGCTGACTTTGCTCAGATGAATTTTGATTTCGATACCACTCGTAAAGAGTTTTACATTGACAAGACCAAATCAACAGCAAAGAAAGAAGCAGCACAGACCATGATAGGTATTGCTGAGTCCTATGGCATTATCAGACAAGCAAATGACCATTGGAAACCTCAGAAGAATATGCCTGCTAAGTTTGTCCTTCCACCAAACGCAACTTTCAAGGAGAGAGATAAGTCTAGGAAACTAGATTTAAAAAGATTTCCAGACAAATTTTTAGGACAAGGTTTAGGACCTGCTCGTGAGGTTGAGAAATATTATAACTCAAAGAATACGTATTACATACAGGTAAAGGGAAAGGGTCTATATTATATGGGTAAAGACCCTGAGAAATATGGATGCCCTCGCTTCTCTGATTCTTGTGCTGACAGCAGCATTAGAATTCGTATCAAAACTAACTCAGCATCTAAAGGTCGATGGTCATTCTTGATGGCACTTAAGATTAGTAGACTCAGACCAAGTCCTATGAATCTAGATTTAGATGCGTCCTTCTTGTAACCAGTTAAATAAGTGTCCACTAACCTACCCACTCGCTCCATAGTATAGTATAATATAGTCATGGCAAAGAATACCCACCTAGAGCATTTAGAAGATGACATATTTAACTCTGGTTATAATGGTGCTACTAATAGCATTAATTTTCTTGTAGGTCTACGAGACATGTTGACCACAGGTAAGGGTGGTAGTAACATGAAGGTCACAGTTAAGTGGGACGGTGCTCCTGCTATAGTTTGTGGCACAGACCCTGAGACAGGAGAGTTTTTCGTAGGTAATAAGTCAGTATTCAATAAGTCTACACCTAAAATTTGTTACACTGATGGTTTCATAGACGAGCACTACCCTGACAGTGGACTTAATAAGATACTTAAGAAGTGTCTAAAACATTTGATGAGACTACCTATTGATGGTGTCATACAGGGAGACCTTTTGTATGAGCAGAGACCTAAGATTGCTTCTATGAATGGAAAGAGGTGTTATGTTTTTAAACCAAATACTATCACATACTGTGTCGAAGTAGACTCTGAGATGGGTAGGAAGATAGCGAAGAGTGAAATAGGAATTGTATTTCATACAAAATACAGTGGGTCAAGTATAGGTGCAATGTCAGCAGGGTTTGGTGTCAATGTCAAACCATTACAAGGTGTAGACAGTGTGGCAGTATTCTCCTCAGAGTTTACTAATGTAAATGGTATGGCAAACCTATCTCCTGCAGAGTTGTCTAAGATAAACTTAACCATAGCATCTGCTAAACGTAACCTCAGTGGTGGACGTAAGTTTCTTAGCACTATCAACAAGGAGACAGGGTCTTTTGCTTACAACGCATTGTTTAAAATGTATTTCAACCAAGTAATACGCTCAGGAAAGATACCAAACAACTCAACTTCTATGGCAAAGGGGTATATTTCCTTTGTAGATGCACGTTTTAAGGCAGAAATTGCTAAGAAAAAGACTGCTAAGGCACAGAAAGACTGGTCTGATAGAGCTGATAAGGCTCTTGCTTATCTAAATAGTAATAAGTCTGTTATGTATTCCGCACTTAGCGGTTTCAAAGACCTTATGACTGCCAAAGAGCAAATCATAAATAAACTGAAGAAAATAGAAGGTGTCGGCACTTTCTTAGAAGATGAAAATGGTTACAAGGTAACCAGTCCAGAAGGTTTTGTTGCTATTAAGGATGGCAATGCACTTAAACTGGTCGATAGATTAGAATTTTCTAGAGCAAACTTCACCGTCGCAAAAGATTGGGGTAAATGAATTTTTTAGAATTTATAACTGAGGCAACCAAGAGTGCGTCTCAACAAAACAAACCTAAGAAACCCACGACAAGTCAAAAAGGTCAGAAGACTTCTGGTAACCTAGAGGACAAGCATGTTGCTATTACTTTTGGTCGCTTTAATCCTCCTCACGCTGGCCATGGCAAGTTACTTGATGCTGTCAAGTCGCACGGAGGGGACTCGGGAAACTATAGAATCTACCCATCCCGTAGTCAGGATCACAAAAAGAATCCGTTATCCGCACAACAAAAAGTAGACCACATGAGGAAGTTATTTCCCTCACACAAGGACAAGATTCAAAACAATGAAGCACATAGAAATATATTTGATATAATGCGTGACCTACATGATGAAGGTCATGAGCATTTAACAATGGTGGTAGGAGACGATAGAGTAAAAGAGTTTGAGAAGTTGACTAACAAATATAATGGAGTGCATTATAACTTTAAGACTATCAATATCAAATCAGCAGGGGCAAGAGACCCTAATAGTGATGACCCTATAGAAAAGTTGTCAGCATCTGGAATGCGTAAGCATGCTAGTGGTGATGACCATGCCTCATTCCATGCAGGCATGCCTAAGGGTGTCTCCTCAAAGCATTCCAAACAGATGATGGCAGATGTGAAGACTGGAATGACTCCACCACCTAAGAAGGAGAAGACCAAGAAGTCAATCAAAGAGTTGACACTCTGGGAGTATGCACCTAAGTTAGATGCAGATTCGTTTAGAGATTTCTATATGCTAAACCATATCTTTAAGGTAGGTGCTATAGTAGAGCACGATGACACTGGACTAATCGGAAAGGTTGTGCATCGTGGCACTAATCATGTCGTATTCCAAATGCCAGATGGCAATGAGGAAAAGGTATGGTTAAAGAATATAACTGAAGTGGAAGACCCACGTGCTGCATGGGCTCGTGCTGCTGATACCACCAAACTCCAACACAATTATTCTGCTGATGATGGCAGTGGTAATGACTGGAAGGCAGGTACAGACAACTATAGAATGGCATTACAAGCAATGACTCCAGGACAATCTGTAGTCAGTTTTACAGATTTTCAACAACGTATTAGAAACTCTGCTAAGACTAAATAAAAACAGTAAGACCAATCAGGTGTTATAAAAATGAAACTAGAAATGTTAGTGTCTGCAGCTTTGATGGACTATAGTCCAACTGAGCAGTCATATATTCTTAAGGCGGTTGAGGAAGATAAACTTCCTGAGACTAAGCGTCTCCACGATGGTGTAATGAAAGTCATGGAAGTCCTTGACACATTCGAGCCAGTGGTAGAAGGATATGCAGGCTTCGACGTAGACAGAGAAACTGTCAAGAAAAAGAAAGCAGAGCATAAGGATGACCGTAACATAGGTCGTGTCGTATCCTCAGGAGGAAACTCCATGCTCATCACAGGACGTAAGGCTGATGGTCGTTACATTGTTGTCGGAAAGAAAGGAGAGAAGACAGCAAAAGAGGCAGGCGATTTAGGTGTAACTGCTAAGGAGAGTGTAGTAGGTGTAGACATTGATGATGTACATCAACTCATGTTAGAAGGACTCAAGCAGGCACGTAAAAACGTTGGTGCATCTACATGTTGGAAAGGTTACAAAGCAAAGGGCACTAAGATGAAGGGTGGAAAACAAGTCCCTAATTGTGTCAAAGAAGAAGAAAAACCTTCTGACTTTATAAATAAATTGTCTAAGTCGGGACTATTTACCGATGCAGAGTTGGAAAAAATGAGAGAGGTAGACTAAATGAAACCCTCTAATCCAGGTGAGAAATCCTTTCTTACAACTAAGAAGAAAGGAAACGTTATTATTAACCCTAAGAAGGAAGACCTCATGAAAGAAACTAAACTAGACGAGAAAAAACTTGACCCAGTAGGTAAGGAAGACAAGGACATCGACAACGATGGTGACCATGATAAGTCTGACAGATACTTATTGAATCGTCGTAAGGTCAGGAGCAAAGTAATTAAGATGCGTGAAGCAGCATACGATGCATTGCGTGCTAAACGTGCAAAGAAACCACAGGGAGAAGGTGGAGTTGATACTACCCCTGATGAAGCAAACGTAGGAGAAAGCGTAGAGCAGATTGATGAGTTGTCAAAGACAACTACTGCTAACTATCTGTATCAGGCAAAGGTAGATAGAAGTTATGTTCACGGTGGCAAGATGCATACTAAGGAACATGAGAAAGCAAGAACGAAAGGAATAGAAAGAGCAAAGAAAAAACTAGGAGATAAGATTAGTAAGAAAGTCTCTGATGATGCATCAACTGATTCTCAGTCAATGAGTCGTGACTGGTCTAACTCAAAGTACCCTAGGAGATATAAGGTTACTAAGGATGGTCAGAAAGAAGAGGTGGAGCATATCACAGAAATCTCTGCTGATAAGTTAACTGCTGCAGCAAAGGCGGCAGAAGTCAAGAGAGGAAAGAAAGCAGTTGCAGGCGATAGAGAAGGTGCAGTGAAAGCTATTGCACAAAATAAAAAATTCTATGATGCAGCAAAAGCAAAGAGAATGAAAGAGTCAACAGACAGAGTGAAAGCAAGAATGATTCAGTTTACTAAGGATCATGACCAACAAATGCAAGGTAAACAGCCTATATAATGTACCGTTTGAATTTTAATCATGTTATCATTCCTACTACCTTTCGCATCTAAAATTGTATCTGATGCAGTAAACAAAATCCCAGACGATTCTGAGTTGGGAGAGAAACTTATCGACTTATGTCTAATCATCTTAGGTAAGGCAGTTAAACTTACTAAGACAGACATGGATGACAAGCTATTGGAGACAGTTAAGTCTGCACTAGCAACTAGAGAGTAATTCTTATAAATAACTTATAGGAAAAAATTATTAGAGAAACTAATGTCTATTTTAGGTACTATAGACGCTTCCACCTTTGGCAATAACGTAGGTGTCACTAATGGTGACGCAACAGTTACGAAGAATGCTGCTGATTCCGTCGATGTTGGCGATATCTTGGTGCTTAATAGCGTTAACTACATTGTAAGAGAGGTAACATCTACCACATCTATTGAATTACACACAACATATGCGGGTAGCACTAATGCTTCATTGTCTGGTGCTATCAGACGTACTGCTCCTAAGGCAGTCGCTGAGTTTGTAGTCAAGGGTGGAGATAGTAACTCTTATGAGTTGGTCTTCGTTGACACAACTGAGCAGAGCATTGCATCCAACAAGTCTAGAGGAATCACTGGACCTGGTTGGTGGCAGTATCGCACTTATCAGACACACAACGGTGACACCAAGCATAAAGCAGAATACATCGCACCAGCTAAGGCAACTGCAGGAAACGCAGGAGACATGGCTGATGACACATTAGCAGCAGATGTATTAGAGGTAATCACAGTTGGCACACAGCCAGCAGCATCTACATCTTCTAGTGGTGCAGGCACATTCGTTGCAGCAGCAACAGTAGACCAGTCAGGTACTATCACATACAAGTGGCAACGTCAGACCAAGAGTGCAACTACTCGTTGGGTAGATGTAAGTGCTTCACTTGATACTGGTATCACATATGCTAACTTCACAACCGCAACTCTTGCATACAGTGGACTTAGTGGTGACACATTAGACGGATATAAGTATCGTTGCGTGATTAACTCAAGCAAAGGTGCAGTCCAAAAGTATACCGACGGAGCAGCAACTCTAACATTCGGTAGTTAGTAACTAAATTTTATAATGAGATTTGATGAACTAAATGAGAAAAACTATCTCATGTTCGCCATCAAGCATTACGATAACCCACAATCAGTTACCGTAGATGACTTCATGGAGGACATGAAGAAGTTTAAATATCTAAAAAGGTTATTGAAAAGATACCTTAAGACAGGTGTGTTGAGAGTCAACTTGATTCTTAACCACCTTATTATTTTATTCAATGTTTTTGGAGAGGGGACTATCCCTTTGTTGATGTATAAGTTAGGTGACGAATACTATTCAATCATAAAAACATTCCTTCTCTACTTAAATCGAATAGACCCGCAAAACAATAGTGGAATATTCGGTAACATAAATATTGATGACGATGTGCTCGATTTACTTAACGCATTATGAATGAAGATGCACCTACAATGAGTGTCGGCAACGGAGGTTTCACTGGAAGTGCTGCCCCCACAGGTCCTAATGCAGGATTCGACCCATTGATGAGTGCTAAAGTGAAGCGTAGGAAATACAAACCGAAAGGTCATGTGATTAAGAATGTTGGCATAGGCGAAGCAGTTGAAGATAAAAGTGGTTACCTACCGTTTAAAATATCATATGATGGAGCAGAGTCATACGTACTATATTCCAAGTCCGAGTCAGCACTGAAGATAGAGTTGAGAAAGATGTATCGCCCTGAGAATTTTAAAAAGATTTCAGTCAAGCGTTTATATCCAAACGAAGTGATTAAGTTTTACTGGGATAAGAGACAAGCAGCCCTAAGAGTATAATGTCTGATATTAACTCAGCAATATTAGAAAGACTTGAGAGAGTCGTTGACACCTTGCAGGAAAACTCTGTAAAGATGGGTCAACTTCTTGCTGTTCATAATGAGAAACTAGACAAGCAAGATAAGATAGACCAAGTCTTGTTTGAGAAAGTAGATAGAATTCACACAGATATGACGAGAGAGACAGACGCTATAAAAAAAGGATGCGAGAGAGATATAAGATTAGTAGACGATAGACTTCGTATGATAGAGAAGAAGATGTGGACAATAGCAGGAGCACTATCTGTTATATGCTTCTTTGTTTCTACACCAGGTCAGAAGTTAATTAAAAACTTGACATCATCCAACTATCAGAGTATGATACCCTCAGTGGAAAGGGTAGATTGGACTACGTCGAAGACAAATACATTCGATTAATCAGCTCACGTCTTGACAGATACAAGCATGTCAAACGTGGACTGTACAATTTCAGATGCCCTTACTGCGGTGACTCTCAAAAGAATAAGAGCAAAGCACGAGGGTATTTTTTTCTAAAGAAAACTGAATACATTTACAAGTGCCACAACTGTGGTGTTGGTAGGTCTCTTGGTAACTTTTTAAAAGACCAAGCACCTGATATGTATGACCAGTTTGTCATGGAAAAATACAAGTCAGGTATGACTGGTAAGGGTAGACACACACCGTCTCCTAAGATTCCGTCATCAAAACCTAACTTCAAAAAGAATCCTTCTGCTCAAAGAATCTCAGACCTAAATACTTCTCACCCAGCTAAGAAATATTTACTGGAAAGGAAGATACCTGAGTCACAACTTAGTCGTTTTTACTACGTTGATAAATTCATGTCATGGGTTAACACCCAGAGGAAAACGTTTGACAAAATCACAAAAGACAAACCTAGAATTATTATCCCTCTCATTGGTAAGGATGGTGTCTGGTTTGGATTGCAGGGTCGCTCTATGGAGAGGCATGCAGATTTACGTTACATCACAGTGATGTTTGATGACCGATTGAAACTATTCGGTCAAGATAAAATTAACAAAGAGGAAACAGTTTATGTCACAGAAGGTCCGTTTGACTCCTGCTTTCTTCCCAACGCTGTTGCTATGTGTGGGAGCGATGTCGACCATCGGAATCTGGAATATGATTCACGGATTTGGGTCTTCGACAACGAGCCAAGAAACAGACAGATTGTACAGAGAATGCAATCTTGTATCGAATCAAATGAATCCCTTGTCATCTGGCCTAAGAATCTTAGATTGAAGGACATCAACGACATGGTATTAGCAGGGGAGAATCCCTATGCTATAATAAAAGCAAACACCTACTCAGGGTTAGAAGCACAAATTAAATTCACAGATTGGAAGAAAGTATGAGCGACATTAGTGTTGTAAAAAGAGATGGGTCTGTCGAGTCCCTTAACCTCGACAAAGTGCACGCAATGGTTGAGTTAGCATGTGAAGACCTTGCGGGTGTATCAGCGTCACAAGTGGAGATGAATAGTGGAATACAATTCTACGATGGCATCAAGACAGAAGACGTGCAAGAAATCCTAATACGCTCTGCTAATGATTTGATATCATTAGATACTCCTAACTACCAGTTTGTAGCAGCACGTCTGCTATTGTTTGGTCTTAGGAAGTCAGTGTTTGGAGAGCATCCAGACCACCCACCTATCTTGTTTAATCACATTTGTAAGTGTGTAGACTATGGTGTGTATGACGAGGAGTTATTGACAGTATATACTGAGGAAGAATGGGAAACGATTGAATCTTTCGTTGACCATGATAGAGACTATTTGTTTACATATGCTGGCTTGAGACAAGTATGCGATAAATATCTCGTACAAGACCGCAGCACAGGCTACCTGTTTGAGACACCTCAACAGATGTATATTATGATTGCTGCTACATTATTTTCCAAATACCCACAGGAGAGGCGGTTAGAATATGTACAAAGATACTACGAAGCAATCAGCACGCACAAAATCAACATTCCAACACCAGTTATGGCAGGAGTTAGGACGCCACTCCGACAATTTGCAAGCTGTGTTCTTGTTGATGTTGATGACACCCTCGATAGCATTTTTAGCAGTGACATGGCTATTGGCTACTATGTTGCACAAAGGGCGGGTATCGGTATCAACGCGGGCAGAATCCGTGGCATCAACAGTAAAATCAGGGGTGGAGAAGTGCAGCACACAGGTGTTGTCCCTTTCCTCAAAAAGTTTGAGAGCACTGTCAGATGCTGCACTCAAAATGGCATCAGAGGTGGAAGCGCGACAGTCCACTTCCCCATCTGGCATCAAGAGATAGAAGACATCATTGTCCTTAAGAATAATAAGGGGACTGAGGATAATCGTGTCAGAAAACTAGACTACTCAATTCAATTATCCAAGTTATTCTATGAACGTTTTATCCAAGATAAAGAAATCACGCTTTTTTCCCCTCATGATGTTCCTGATTTGTATGAGAGTTTTGGGACCGATAGGTTTGATGAGTTATATTGCAGTTACGAATCTAATCCAGACATCCCCTCCAAGCGAGTCAGTGCTCAAGGATTAATCCTAGACCTACTCAAGGAGAGAGCAGAGACTGGTCGTCTATACTTGATGAATATTGACCACTGTAATAGTCACTCATCATTTAAAGACAAGGTCAACATGAGTAACCTATGTCAAGAGATTACTCTACCTACTGACCCTATCAATCATATTGATAGTCAGGATGGTGAGATTGCTTTGTGTATTCTATCTGCTATCAACGTAGGTAAACTTCGTAACCTTAGTGAGATGGAGAATCTATGTGACCTTACAGTAAGAGCACTAGAAGAGTTGATTGACTATCAAGAGTATCCTGTACCTGCAGCAAAACGCTCTACGTTAGCACGTAGGTCACTCGGTATAGGTTTCATTGGTCTGGCACATTATTTCGCAAAGAATGGTGTGCAATATAATAGTCAAGAAGCGTATGACCTCACTCATAAACTGACTGAATCCTTCCAATACAATCTACTTAGAGCATCTAATAACATTGCTAAAGAGAAGGGTGCATGCGACGCTTTCCATCGCACAAAATACATTGATGGAATCCTCCCAATAGATACATATAAGAGTGAAGTCGATGAATTAGTTACAGTATCATACGAGTATGATTGGGATTCTTTACGCGATGACATTGCAGAATGGGGACTCAGGCACAGCACTTTGTCCGCACAGATGCCTTCGGAGAGCAGCTCCGTTGTGTCAAACGCAACCAATGGAATCGAGCCACCTCGAGACTACTTGTCCATTAAGAAATCCAAGAAGGGACCTCTTAAGCAAATTGTTCCACAGTTTACAACTTACAAGAATAATTACACGCTCCTGTGGGACATGCCTAGTAACGAGGGATACATTAATGTGACTGCTATCATGCAGAAGTTTTTTGACCAAGCAATCAGTGGCAACTGGTCATACAATCCAGAAAACTATCCAGATAATGAAGTGCCTGTTTCTGTAATGGCAAACGACTTACTAACAACATACAAATACGGTTGGAAAACATCATACTATCAAAATACATACGATAATAAGAAAGATGTCGATGCAGATGCTGCTAAGACAGAGCAATTAATTAATGATATTCTTCATGGCACAGAGTCAGAAGAAGACTGTGATAGTTGTAAAGTTTAAATGCAAAAACACATGAGCGTAACGGTATTCAACGAGAAGAAAACTGATACCAAGAAACAACCAATGTTTTTTGGTGCACCCCTAGGGATGCAGAGATACGATGAATATAAGTATCCAGACTTTGATAAATTAACTCAGACACAATTAGGATATTTCTGGAGACCAGAAGAAGTCTCCTTACAAAAGGATAGGTCAGACTATAAGACACTGACCGAGCAGCAGAAACATATCTATACTTCTAACTTGAAGTATCAGATTCTCCTTGACTCTGTGCAAGGTCGTGGACCTGGCATGGCATTCTCACCTTACTGTAGTCTTCCAGAGTTGGAAGGATGCATGGGTGTCTGGCAATTTATGGAGCAGATACACTCACGCTCATACACACATATCATTAAAAATGTATACCCTGACCCAAGTGAGGTCTTTGATACTGTATTAGATAACGAGAAGATTATCTCTCGTGCTAAGTCAGTCACCAAAGCATACGATGAATTCTTAGAGGTTGTTGGTGAGTATGCAGACAGCAACTTTTGGAAGTCAGGTTGGAAAGACTCCCCTACTGCAGAGTGGACACTTAGGGATGTCAAACGTAAACTTTATAGAGCTATTGCCAATGTCAACATCCTTGAAGGTATTCGTTTTTACGTTAGTTTTGCTTGCTCTTTCGCATTCGGTGAGCTCAAACTTATGGAAGGGTCAGCTAAGATCATATCCCTTATTGCAAGAGACGAATCGCAACACCTTGCGTTAACACAGAAGATACTTTACAAATGGAAGAAGGGTGATGACCCTGAGATGCAGCAGATTGCACAGGAAGAGAAAGAGAATGTGCGTCAGATGTTTGCTAACGCAGTCAAAGAGGAGAAAGACTGGGCAAACTATCTCTTTTCTAACGGTAGTATGATAGGTCTCAACGAGAAACTACTGCATCAATACATCGAGTGGGTTGCTAATAGACGCATGAAAGCAATCGGACTAGAAACCATGTATGATATACCCGCAAGGAATAATCCTTTACCTTGGACTGAGCATTGGCTCAACTCTAAGGGACAACAGAATGCTCCACAAGAGACAGAGATAGAATCTTATATTGTCGGTGGTATTAAGCAGGACGTTGACAAGAATACATTTAGTGGTTTCAAATTGTAAAACAATGACCAACATGAATGAGGAAAAACAAGGATGGTGGGACAGGCATTCGTGGCCTGGACCTGACCTCTGGTATCAGGGACCACTTGAAGTTTTTAAAACAGGTGAAGAGAGATTTGAAACGTCACAAGAAGATACCAAACCTTCCTCGACAGAGGAAAAAACGTAACAAATAATACCGTATACGGTTTTTGTTACACACTATTGCTAAATAGTAGTGGATATGTTATGATGTCCACACGTTCATCCAAATGGAATCTTTAGCACTAGCACTGATTATTTCCAAGCACAACAGTTACCATTGGCAAATGTCGTGTCAGGAGTGGAACAACCAAAGGGTAGAGATAATGAGTAATCCTTATCACACCCAAGATGCCAAAGAGTATCTTATAGATTACTTTAGGACTAAGGTTGACGGTGAGTGTGAAGCATTCTACATTGGACGCAAGTAAGCCGACTCGGAACGGAATCGTTCATCCCATGATACATCTACTCGGACTCCTACTAGCTACAAGCACTCTCACTTGCGCTGACATAGAAGCAAAAGTGAGAAAAGTCAGGAATCATGAAGACCTCTCACCAGAGGCGAAGGCAGAAATCATCGTGCTCTATCGTGAGCACATGACAGAAGCACTTGGAATAGATTGTTTGTGGGACGCAAAAGCCGACTGAAGGAACGGGAATTAAACCACCCAATTACTTTAGGAGAAACCAAATGGCACAAGTCACATACAGAGGAGTTCAGTACGACACAAATCGTCCTAAGCAAATCGTGAATAACAAGAAGGAACTCGTGTATCGAGGAGTCCCAGTCAACAAGGAGGCAGTATGCAAGTAGTTGCAGAAATTTCTCTTGGAATCGCAGTTGTTTTAACTTTAATCTACGGAGAGGTTCGTCTTCTTCAAGCGTTAAGGGTATAAGACAATGCTAAGAATCCATTTTAGCTGGGGTGCACCAGATTTACCAGACTATGATCCTGAGAAACACGACCCTGACAAAGTATTCGCAATGCTATGTTACAGGGGCATCCATTACGCAAAATGGGTATATTTACAACCTTTTAATATGACACACTGGAATCTGTTTGACCCTAGACAAACAGAGAAATAACATGTATAATATAGGAGACCTTATGGTCTCCTTTTCTTTAAGAAAAATATGGACTACAATAGAATTAAAGAAATAGCACATCAACTTAAAGAGTTGTCTGCAGAATTAGAAGATGCTATCAAGGAAAACCCAGATAGATATCTTGAAGCATCATACAATGCTCCTGCATCAACTTTATCTTATAAAGACATTATTGAATAATGGAAAGAGAACCTTGGGACTCACCCCTAGATGATGAGCAATCATCAACAGAGCAAGAATCTGGTGACATCTTATTTGAAGACGAGCCAAGAATCAAATTGAAATTTACAGATTATAAAGGTTGAAAACACAAAGTGCTAAAGGAAAAGGCAGACGCTTTCAACAATGGGTAAGGGACATGCTCATTGAGCATCGTAATGTACACCCTGAGGACATTGAGTCTAGGAGTATGGGTGCAGGAGGAGAAGATATAATCATGGCAAGGGATGCCAGAAAGAAATTCCCATTCAGTATTGAGTGTAAGAATGTAGAGAAGTTGAATGTATATGAAGCATACGCACAGGCAGAAGCAAACTCAGGAGACCACGAGCCTATACTCTTCATGAAAAAGAATCGTAAGAAACCTCTAGTGGTTGTGGACGCAGAGTGGTTTGTCAAGAATTTCGGGGTTGACAAGTAGGAAGGTCACCTATATAATAGATGAGTTGTACCTAGGTAAACCAATGGAGTATCAAGAAGATTCCGATTTTCTGATGGATGCTGTAGAAATACTTATTGACCAACTGCACAGTTTAGTTAATGAAGGACGCATTGATGACGCTATCGTTGTCAGTGAAAGAATTCGTGAGTTGCAGGAGATGCGATGACCGTTGTTAGTATGTTTAGTGTGCCCCTCATACACTATGAGATTGCGAATTGGCATATCGCCAAGAAGAAAATCAAAGAGGCACTCCCAGACATACAAGAGTCTATGCTTGAATCTAACGGACAAGTCTACACAGACTTCTTCGATGAAGAATTAAAGTATAAACTACCTGACTGGAGTGATGTTGTCATTGATATCATCACTCCTTATCTACAAGATTTCACAGGGAAAACACGTGTAGAATTTACTGACATGTGGTTTCAAACTGCATTGAAAGGGATGTCACATGGTTGTCATAACCATGGTGCTTCTGGGTGGTCGTCAGTAATTTACTTGGACTATGATGAGAAAGTGCATCGTCCAACTAAATTCTATTCTCCATTTAGTAACCCTTGGAATGGAAAGTTAGAAGACTATTTGCCACCAGTAAAAGAAGGTGACATGGTAATCTTTCCATCCCATATCACACACGAAGCAGAAGATAATACATCAGATGTGCCACGCACAATCATTTCATATAATATGAGAGGTAAAACTGACATAGTCAAACGCACACTCTGGGATGACGAGGGTGACCCCAAGATAATTATTAGAGAATACCGAGAAGACTGTTGAAAGAAATTGTAACCTACAAAGGTAAACTATGTGAGAAGGAGTCAGACTTTATATGGGGTGACTACATCGAAGAGGATGTAGTAAAAGGACTATATCATTTCTGGCATCATCAAAACATACTTGCTCGTCATGAAGGCATGGTCTATGAGGGTGGGGATAAGTATGTTGATAAAGAGTACAAGGATTCACTAGACTTACATGTCCCTGTTTCCTTACATTTACCTGAGATTCACAACTATTTGATGTCACTTCAAGGGGTATTAAATAAATATCTCGAGAGGTTTCCTTTCGCAGAACTATCAAGATTTGAAATAGTAGAGCCGCTATCCCTCCAACACTATCCTATTGGTGGTGGATTTAAAGAGTGGCACACAGAAAGGGCAAACTCTTCACCTGGCAATGTCTATAGACACCTAGTGTTTATGACATATTTGAATGACGTGCCTGACGGAGGCACAGAGTGGTTTCATCAAGACAAATATGTCCCTGCCAAAAGGGGATACACTGTCATATGGCCATCAGATTGGACACACTTCCATAGAGGTGTTGTTTCAAACACATCGGAAAAATTTATTATTACAGGGTGGTTTTCTTTCACATAGTGTGCTACAATGACAAGGTTATACAAACCACACATGAAACCTATTGTCATCACAGAGCGATTCCCATACCGATACGTCGAAGCAGGGACTCTGGATAACGGATTCCCTGACTACAGAATTCAAAAATTTAATGAGTATACTCAGAGATATAAAGACATGTATCTTTGCGACAACGGTATGCAAATGGAAACTGCAATCGAAGACTTTGAATACACAAAGTGGTTAGACCCCGCAGATGACGTCCAAGCCTATATAAAAAACAACTAATTTTCTTACTATGTCCTGCCAAAATTTTGATAAAGCTGTCCACTATGCAAAGGCAGCGTTTAAGGATGCATTGGAGACCGAAGAATTGAAAGACGAGACACTTAGTCTCCTCTTTCATTACTACCAAGGATTGAAAACAATTAGAGACGAGATGCCAAAGCACGAGCATCAAGAGTCAGAGCCTATGTTTTTGTCTGACGCTACCGAGGACTACAGTTACAACCTCGCAGGAGCAGACCTCAGTGTGCCATCTAGAGGAGTTGATAATATTTCCTTCACACCTGATGTAAATATGGAAGACTACATCCAGTTTAGTAGTGACGTTGATTACGGAGAGACATTAGAATAAGTTATATTTCTTATTAAAAAAACATAAGACAGTCACGAAACTGTCACACCGTCCTTGACAAAGTTTACAATTTGATATATAGTATATACATTGTCACATAACTTAACAAATGACAGTTATTACTGAATCAGGTGGAAGACAGAATGCTTTTCCAAATGAGACTCAACCCTACCTCGACACAGAGTATAAAGGTTACGGTCCTACTGCAGAATTACTGAATGGCAGACTTGCCATGCTTGGTTTTACTACAGGACTTATTTCATACATTGCCACAGGCAGTTTTTTCTTCTTTGGCATCCTCGGATTCTAAAGACAACAACGTAAACACTATTAAAGGACACTATCATGACTCCAGAAGCAGAAAGATTTAACGGATGGGCAGCGATGCTCGGTTTCGTAGCAGCAGTAGGCGCATACGCAACAACTGGTCAAGTAATTCCTGGTATTTTCTAATGAATACCAAAACTCTTAAGCAAAAATCAGTAGATAAACTCTTTGAGAAAAACTCAAGAGTAGAGCCTCAAAAGATTTGGGCAGAGACTTGGAATGGTAGAGCAGCAATGGTTGGACTTATTGCTGCAGCAGTATCAGACCTTACAACAGGTCATATGTTCTTTGGAATATTCTAATGATACTAGAGGCAGATTATAATACTTGGGTCAACACTATACTGTTTCCTTTTCTACCAGTCATTACGGTATTCTTGTGCAGTTGGTTGATGCTTGGTGATTTGCCATGGAATGATGAAGATGACGATGACGACGATGGTGGAGGCGGTGTCATGAGTCCAGTATATAATTACGCTCCACAAGGCACTTAAGTATAAATACTCATGATAGAGTTGTCATTACTATTATTGAATAATAACCAGATTCGAGACCTTCTCGAGTTTGGTTTCTTTCTTACAGTCGGTATCACCGCAGGAGCAGCAGGACTATTATGAAATCATACTTAATCAGTGTCTTATTCTTTGCGTGTTTAGCAGCAGCAGTTGCTTACGCACCAACATTAGCTTACGCACTAAAATAAAACGATGAAACCTATACCCTTAGCAAGTGTACCTTGGATATTTCTATGTGCAGTAGGTCTTGCCACTACTACAGTATTAGTTTGACTATATAAAATATAGTTGCTCAATAATACAGTGGATGGGGAAAGGTTTGCTCTCGTCGGACTATTAAAAGGAGAATGGATTACTCTTAAAAAGTATTCCAATAAAACTAAACATAAGACGCACTTCATGCAACAGGTTTGCATGATTGCACAGAAACATCTTGGGTCTCAATTTGAGACCTTTAAGGTTGTTCCTATGAATCAAAAACCACAGCAATACACATGAATGAAATCACAATATTCGTATACCTAACATTTTTCATAGGCATATTCGGTATGACCTTTGCTTTTATGTGGAAGATGATGTCATCTACACTAGCAGAGTTTGACAAACGACCTGTCGACAACTATAATGATGCAATGAGAGCTTACAAAACACATCCAGAAATGGAAGATGTTAATGAGCCACTTTTAGTATTCAAACAATTACCTGATGAAGATTTATAACTTCAAGTGTGAAACTTATACACCCTTCGCTCCTTACTGGGATTACTATGTTGGAGAGAAGGTATCAAAGTTAGACTTCTTCGATTTAAAGGAAGAGATTTTAGGAAAAGAGAAAGAGATAATATCTAAGTATGAATATGAGCATGACTGGGGCACTGGACTTGGTAAGAGGAGTCTAACTGCTAGGTCTAATCGTTATAACTTATTAAACTTTGAGAATGCAGGAGGACTGAGGACAGAGATACGTTACTTGCATGATGAGTTTCTAAAGGCATTAGACTTTGAGTATAAGGGTAAGATATATGTCCAGTGTTGGGCGAATGTCATGCGTAAAAATGAGAAGATTAAAGTCCACTGTCATGGTTTCGGACCGTATTCACATCTAAGTGGACACCTATGCATCCAAGTAAACGAAGATTTATATCCAACCTCAACTAACTACTACAATCCATATGGCATAGAGCCATGGTCTTCTCCGAATGCTGCTAACAAGATGACCATCTTTCCAACGTGGTTGAAGCATGGCACTGACAGACATCTAGATGATGTTGAGAGAATCACAATAGCATTTGACATCATGGATGACCGTGGTTACAATATGGATGTCAAAGATGACATGAAATCTCATTGGGTAGAGTTATGATTCCAAGTTTCCGACAAGACGATGGCAACACAGAGTTGAGACAACTTGCACTATTGTGTTTGATTCACCATAATATTCCGCTAAATAGATCAGCGTATGAATTTTGTGACCATTGTGTCACCGCAGGATACTTAAACAATATTTCTACAGACGAAGAAGGAATCCGACGTCACGGTGGTGACCTCGTAAGTTTCGCATCTGAAAAACTCATGAAGCATTTCCATACATGGCAAAACCATGAAGCAGACATCAACCAAAAAAATAATAAAACAAATTATTAAAAATCCACACCTATGGTCACCCGCAGAAGTAGCGTATGCTAGAATGCAACTACGACTAAGGAAAGAAAAAAAGAAAAAGAAATGAATGTAGTTATAGTAGGTGGTGGCACAGCAGGATGGATGACAACTGCTGCATTTTGTAAGACATTTAATGACTGGAATATAACCATCATAGAAGGTGGTGAGTCAATAGGTGTGGGAGAATCTACAACACCACACATCAATCAGTATCTAAAGTATATGGAGATTGATGACAAGACATTTCTACAGGAAGCAAAGGCAACATATAAATCGAGCAGTAGGTTTCAAGATTTTAGTAAGGTAGGTGAAGTCTTTCACTATCCTAATGGTCAATCAATAAGAGCAGACGTATCATATCATGAGTGGATGTATGCAAAGGCAATGGGTTATGAAGTCCCTCCATTTGCAGAGTTGTTTATGCCTTTCGTTACGATAGCAGAGCAGGGTAAACTACCACTCAATCACCATCTTATATCTCCCTATCAGATAGAGAAAGATAGAAGTTTTCATATAGATGCTAGTAGTTTTTGCACATACCTTAGGAAGTATTGTGACAACGCTACAGTAATTTCTGATAAGGTAAAGAGTGTTAAGTATAAAGATGGAAAAATTCACCACCTAGTAGTAAATGGCCAGGAAATATATGCTGATTTGTTTATAGATTGCACTGGGCAATCAGCGATACTATCTGACAAGTTAAGTGACTGGATTCCATACGATAATATTATTAATGACACTGCACTTGTTACTAAAGTAGATTACTCTACCAATATAGACG